TCCCGTTTGCTGGATCAAGTGCGGTTGAACCAGTAACCCCTGTTGTGTTTACGGCCTTTTCAATAATCTCGCCGTTAATGTCTATAGACCCGACCGTGACCCCGTTTGTCGTTGTTGCCCCTCGGCCCGTAACCGAATCTAGTGTGTCTGCTTCAGCCGTAAGGTAGGTTCCCAGGTCCGATATATCTGATTCCGTAATTGGGTCTACTGTAATAGCTTGCCCTGCCAGGCTGAGATAGGTGCCAGAACCAGTTAGTGTTACGTTGGTGCTGTTGTCCGTGCCAGCCGCATCTACGCCTAGTGTGGTGCGACCAGCCGACGCATCGGCGTCATCTACTAGGCTAGCCCCAAATGTGCTAATCGTTGTGCTTGCGGGTAGTGACAATGTTTTAATGTCAGCATCAACTTCGCTGTCCATCAACGCTCCGGCTGAAGTCACGTTAGTTGTGCTTGTTACGTCGGCATTGTCTTCAACATTAGACAGCTTTGTTATGTCACCCGCCGTAGTAAACTTCTTAGTTGTAGAGGCGTCAGATATGTCATCAGCATCCAAAACCACTGCACCAGTTTGCGTATTAACTGAGTCTACAGCAGCCGCCTCCCTGCCCATGAACACCCAGGCCGACCCATTCCAGCGATAAAACCCTGCGGGATACCCAGTGGTTGCGGCAACAACTAGATAAACATTGCCTGACGTTGCACCTCCAGGCAGACTGGCATAATTTGCAACCTCACCTTTAATTTCAGGGATTTGAGTAGCCTTGCGAACGCCTTCGTCCACCTCTGGGCCAGTATAAGAACTATTGTATGCCATTATTGTCTTACGTTAAATGCTTCATTGGTTAGCCCAACATTGTAGACTTGGTGTCCACCTGCCCCGTCGCTTACGTTGTACTGCTGGTATGCCGCAGCAACAGCCTCACCCCCCAACAAAAGGGAAGTAACAAAGGCTTTAACTTTAACTATAGTTGCAGACATTAGAGCCTAGCTGCTATAAGTGGCGTAGCTGTGGTTCCCGTTGACAAAATGTGGGTTCCCTGTACTGGGTGATAGCTGTTAGCTGCAACGGGTATGGTGACATTTGTCTGTCCACCACCTGGGCTGACTACGACGTTTCCAGCCGTACCTCCCACGTAGATCCATTGAAACTTAGCATCAGTAAATACCCTGTTTGTGTCGTGAGGGCTTACGGTTTTGTAAACTTCTGCTGGTGATCCTATTGTTTGTGCCATAATGAATGTTGTTTGTTATGCGGAATGTGGCGTATTATACCACATTATTTCGTTATTGTCAAGTAAAAAGTTGTTTAATCGTATGTTTGAACGCCAAAAGCCGACTCGCTAAATCTCGTTTCTGCCTGACTCTTAAATGTGTCGGCAACGATTGCCTGTGTCTGTAGAATTTTAGCCATTGTTATTTGTCAAATGAACTTACTCCAACCCCCATAAACGCCCCAGCAAACGCACCCCCAGCCATTATTGCGTTATCTTCTTCAACCCAAGTATCCACAGCTTCCTGAACGGTCAACGGTACAGTGGCATCTAATGTTGTTTCGACCAAAGTTCTATCCTGCCCGACAACATCTTTCCCTGTCAAAAGTTGGGCAGGGATAGTGACGGCTGGAGATAGCTTATATTTTGTAAAATCCATCCCAGCAGACAATATATCAATATCGGTTTTCCCCCTGTCGAATCTTTGAACGCCAGCCATTACTGGCTGCATTACCAACCTTGCTGGTTGTAAAAATGACCCCCAAATATCAATTCGAGTATTCCCGTATATTATTTTTCCAAAATCCGAGTCCTCTGGGTCTGTTCCGACATCAAAGCCAGCCAATGCTGCTAGCATTAAAATTGTACCGCCAACAGATGTAAATGCCGCAAAATCCTTAGCTATCTCATTTCTAACTGGCTTGTTTTCCCAGTTTTGAACAAGCGTGAACGGAGCCTGAAAGCGACTAATTGCAAACCTTGGGGCAAAGAAAACGAAAGACGCTCCCTGCGCAGCGGCAGCCGCCTTCCCCAGGTTGCCCCTCCCTGACGCTTTGTTTATATAGTCGGCGAATGCCCTTAAATCCGCTATGTTTGCGTCTGGATATTTTGAGGCGTATTGGTCAAACGCAGCAGCCCTAAGCATATTGAGGGTTGCTACCATGTGTCTTTCTGATGCTAAAACCACTTTACCGAATCCGGGTATCTTTTCGGCTATAGTGCTAGCGAATTGCTCTTCTCTGGAAGCCAAATCAATCCGATCCATTGGCGTTAAATAAAGCTTTGCCTTTTCTCTAAGCTTTTGCTCTGGAGCAAGTTTAATCGCTAAATCAATTTGATCGGCTGTATGTTGGGAGAAAAACGCCTTAAATGATTTGGTAAAAATTTTAGATGCTGTAATTGGCCTTCTTACAGACAAAAGCAATCCTTGTCTAAGTGTGGCGCTCATGTCTCCAGTAGCAAGCAGTGTCCGAGGTAGGGCAAGAGTCTCAAGGAACCTTTCCATTATTCCCTTTTTCCTTAGCAAATCTACCTCCTGTCTTGCTTTTCTGGTCTTTTGCTGCTCTACTATCCTTGCCTCCATTAAAGCGTCTTTTACGCTCTGTGGAACAAGCTCATCGGCTATTTGGTTTAACTCATGCTCAAGTTCAGCAATTCTAGCCCTGGCATCTTCAATCTCTCTGGAAATGTTTTGGAAAAAAGACTGCTCAGTATCAGTCAACGCCGATCCCTTGTTGGCCTGAGCCTGGGAAACCAATCCAGCAAAAGAGTAATCGTCTAATTTAACTCTAATTTTTCTTGCAACAAACGCCTGCCCAATAGAGGTCCCGGCAACATCACTTGCCTGGGCGACAGTTTCAAGCAACCTTAATGTATTGCGAGCCTTTTCATTTGCCGCAAACGCCTCCTCTGGTTTTCCGCTTTCGGCAAATTTTGAAGCCTTCTCTATTTGCAATTTATATTGGTTCTTTAATTGAGCGGATCGCAACGTAAGAGATGTTTGTTCCTTAGGGGTTAGCATTCTCGGGCTGGAAACAACTTCAGCAGCAAGTGCATCAGCCCCAGCCTCAAGCGATTCTGCTTTTACTTCTTGTAGGATTTGCCTAAACTGGATTCGTTCCTGTGGGGTTGCGTCCGACAGGTCCAAATCTTCTTTTATTGTTTGGCTTTCCTGCTTAGTTAAGCCAATGGCCTCAACCTGTGATGGAGGTTTTGTTGGTGCCGCTCTTTGCTCCTCAACCATCTGGAGATATGCCTGTCTTGCTCCGGGGTCACCCCTATACATTGCTCGCATAAGAGCCTCTTGGGCAGCATTATCTTGCGTTCCATCAACAAACTCTTGTTCGCTAACTGTCTTTTGCATGGCCCGAATGGACTCTGCTGAAACATTTTCAGAGTCTAAAACTTCGGAAATCCTTGCGTTCTTTAATGCCGGAACAGCAACGGCTCCACCTACAACGCCAGCCCCAGCCATCCCAATAAGAAACTCAGCAATCTTTTCATCAAGAACAAACTCCTGCTCAGCGTCCAGCTTGGTGTTAAGCATGATGCGCAGTATTTCACTTTGAGCAACCTCAGTGAGACCCTCTTTGGGCATTGAAGACGCAAGCCTTATGAGGACCTGCTTCCTGAGTGAGCCATTCTTGCTCAGCAATTTAGCCAAGGTAGCTTCGCCGCCAACCATATCAAGGGCTGCTGACGGAAGAGCTACGGATACCCCAAACTTCATTCGGTCTTCTGGGTTTGGATTCGGGGCATAGGTGTCATATGCCTCAACCGCTTCATTAAAAGCAATCCCCTCAAACATTGCAATTCCCGCAGCGGGACTAAAGGTCATGGCAGCAACCCCAGCGCCAATTTGAGAAGCCACCGCCAGTGTTTGACCGACCGCCGTCGAGGCCATGTCTGGATCAGCCAACTCGGCAGACAGTCCTTCTCTCAGCTCTTTTAGTGGCGCAACCAGTTCAGCCGCTTCCTCTGCTGCGGTTGGGTCCCCCGGTTTTCTTATAGGGCCAGGCGCCCCAGTTCCAACTGTTCCAGATGCGGCGACTTGCTCAACCAATCCACTTGCCGCTCTTATTGCCATATCTGAAACATTTGCGGCAATGATGTCAGATGCCCTTGAAATATCCGACCATATTTTTGTTGCTGTCCCGAGGTATGAAATGTCTTTCGTTCCTTCGACTAGGGATTTTCTAAGCCTCTCCCTCGATGTTGAGTCAAACTTTTGTCTTGCCAGTTGCCTGGTTTTATGGCGCTCCTTGAGAGCCTTTGTTACCGAATCCGCTGCGGCCACCGGATTGGGGTTGTATCCCATTGATTCGGCACTCGCTTCGTAGTCATCAACCTGCACCCCATAAGAAGAGCCAAGCCTTTCTGCCATTAGGGCTTCGTAAAATTCGTCGTCACTAACCCCAAGGCCCTCGACCTTTAGAGAGGATGGCGAGTCCAAAAAAAGTGAATCTATTTCTGGATTTGCCATTATTCAGTATTGCGTTCTGCTTCGGGGGTTAGCAAATAATCCCTAACCCTCAACTGCTGGGAACCAACTTTGTAAAGCCTCATTCTTTGAGGAATGTCCGTCTTTGTTGGGTCAACCCCACGATTAAACTCATCGGCAAGGTGTCGCAAGTCTTCTATTAGCATATCCGCAAAGGAGGGATATTCGGTCGCATCCCCATTCTGGGTCAGTAAAAGCTGGGCAACATTTGATTCCAGCATAATTTTGGACACTTCCTGTGCATATCTTGATAAAACTTGCTTTCTTTCATCTGGAAGATCTTCCCATGATTCCCCCAACTGTGTGCCGAAGGCATTATCAGATTCAATAATTGCCTGAGAGGCGGCTAGGGCGAGCTTTGCTTTTAGTTTATTTTTAGCAATTATGCCAAGACCAGGGTCGCGATCTATCCTGTCTACAAACTTTATTATGTCACTTTCCAGTATTTCTGTATCGTCGCCTTCAGCAAAAGATAATAAATATTTTTCATCAAGCTCCTTATCCATCGTCTTGTAAGTTATCCCGTTTTTTTGCTCGGAAAACTCCTCGGACAGCTGCTTGGTTCTGCTTCTTGATGAGAATATTTTCCTCATCTCGGTTTCCTGGGAATCCGTTAATAGCCCAGTGTCTTTCATATCAGAAAGAGTTTCATCGTTAAGCATCCCATTTTTTACCGCATCGTCAAGAACATCACTGAACGCCTTGCTTCTTCTAAAGAGAACCCCGTTCATTTGCTCAACCATCGAGTTCCTGACCGCCCGTTTCTTTACATCGCTCAATCCAGCAAACAGTCCCTCTCCGGCATCAAGCAATTTTATTTGCTCATCAATAGCCTCAGCGTTGTTTTCAAGAGACATTGCGTCGGTGTTGGTAAGAACCTCAGCGGATATTGCGTTATCGGACTCCCTTTTAAGTAATTTTTGCTGATTCTCAATCCCCCTGTCGATAATCTTAAGCCGAACATCCATTTGAGGTCCCGACAGTATGCCGCCCCAAGCGACAATAGCACCATCTCTGTCAAGCGATTCTATTGCCAATTTTTCCAAACTTGCAGCGTTTTGCCTAGCCTCTGACTCCATTCTTTGAGTAGAAGAAATTTTAGCACTTGATATGGATTGTTGAACCCACATATCGTTTGCCATAGAAGCTTGGGTTCGAGCTTCATTGCTGGCACTTGAGCCCAAATCATACTTTTGATTGTTTGTAATCCATTCTTCAAGAAAATCATTATGTTGGTCTACTGGTGTGCTGGTTAAAAACTCTTTTAGTTTAGTAGATTCGCTAATCTGATAAATTCGTTGCTTGTTAAGGGCATCTGCGTCTGCAATCTTTTGCTCTTCAGCTCTAGCCTGATCAAACAACTGGCCAGCTTCAGCCGAAGCAGCGGCAATGCTACGGAAGAATGAATCCTGCGAACGAATGTTTATTTGGCCCCCAACAGATGGCCTAGATCTAACGTCTTGTGGTTTGCTTGTAGGTATTCTAGGCATTACAAATGATGGATAGGTAAAAGGTCCATTGATGGATGAGATCCAGCTAATCCTGTGGTAGTCTTGGCTGGCTTAGTTTTAATTGTGCTTCCGAGTCTTTTTGATGTTTGGTAAGCTCCTTTGGCTATAGATGTTAAGCCCCCAACAGTGGAAGCAAGTTGGGCACTACGACCCTGAAACCTCATGGCATCGGCACCACGGCGTAAACTGTCAGCCTGGGCCTTACCCTGCATCATAATACTACCAACCCGCTGAGCGGCCATAGCGGCCTCCTGAGCGGCCAAAACGGCTGGAGTTCCGGTGGTTGTTACAACACCTCCTGCTGCAAATCCAGCCTTCTGCTCACCAACAATAATGCGACCCAATTGCAACTCAGTAAACGCCTGCTGCTCGGCATCCTGTAAAACTTGTTGTGCATCTAGTTCTGAAATCTTAGCATTGTGTTCGGCCAACGCTCTTTGCTGGCGTCCCATTGCAATTTGAGCACCGCCTTGTATGCCGCCAAATATAGCTTCTGGGTTTTGGGCTACGGTTTTAAATATGGTTTTTGCAAGGTCTCCCATTATTGTCCTTTAGGTAAAATTTGTGGCGACATATACTGTATTGTCGCAGGAAGTGGTTTGGTTTGCTTATAAAACAATGAGAAGAATCTAAAGTTTCCGTGGGGCAATGGCAAGATTTTTTCTCCCGTAAACAATGGGATGGCTGTATCTAGGCTATCTTGCGGAGTGCGAAATTGTATCTCATAAGAGTTTTCCCCAGTTTGACCATCTTCATAGTCATACCTTACCCCAATGTCTCCACCTAACGTTCTAAAGAATCCAACACCTACATTAACTGCCCTTTTGTTTTTACTCCGAGACATACCGTCACCTGCGGGTGCTTGCAACTTCATTGTCTCAATCTCTGATGGATAAGCTAACCCATAAATAATTGAGTGAGAACTAGAGCTAAATTGTCCGTCTATGCTAAACCTGTCTCCGTGTACTTGGTATGGCCCAAGAACCAATCCATTACCCAGAGCATAAATATCATCTCTTCCACGAGCAAGTTCAAATGAAGCCCCAGACAATGCTGGGCTAAAGGCATTTGTTGTAGTCAAAGAGGTGTCGCTAGCAATTGACTCAACACGCTGAGTTTTGCCGCCAGCCTTAATGTAACTTCCAACAGAAAGGTCAGAAGTAAAGGTTGTTGACGTTCCCGTTACCGTTGTGCCACTAGAGCTGACGGTTCCAGTTAATGACAAATATGAACCTAAATGCCCAGCTCCAGTAACAAGAGTGTAGTCGCTTCCAAGATCGGGGTCGGGGTACGTTGTGTCGCTTTCTGACCCAACCACAACCTTGCCAGCGTCTAAAAACCATTGGTAGTTCCTTGTGTTTTCAGAAGAACGCAAACGCATAATTTGCGTTTTGCTATCTAAAGCTCCTGAAATTTGATTGCTGCAAATGGCCCAAACATTATCTTCGCTTGCTCCGTAAACAGAAGCAACACTTAAAAATTCATCAAATGTATTTTCGTTTGGCTTGCGCTCAAACCAAGCCTGAACTTCCTCTTGCTTTTCCCATATCAAACAATCAATTTGACCATTATTGGGCAACCACAATATCCTGTACGGATCTTGGCTGTAGGCAATTTGTGTGTATGCTCTTCCTGTGGACCCAACATTCTTAGCGTTAAGCCTTGTGAGATCTTCTGACGCAAAGCCTCTGTTACGCCAATTATAAGACATCTCATACAGTTTTGTTCTTTCGGGGCTAACAAAAACAACCCCATTAGAAACAAGTCTTGGCTGTATGTACGCACTCCCAACAGAACTTTGCACCTGGATTAACGGGGCAGACGTAGCAGACACAGCATTGTTGTCTGCACCAGTTAAAGAGTATTCGTCACCAGAGGTTCCAATTAGAAGTGCATCCGATCCAACAATCCACCTAATTTTGTTTTGCTCCACACTAGACAAAGTATAACTTACGCCATCACTTGCTAAGACATTTGGAACAGATGTGCCAAAGTTTTTAAAGCTGTCAATTCCAGATCCCCAAATCGTTTGTTTTCGGTTTTCCGTACCACCAAACCAAATGCGTCCTTGATAAAAACAAACAGTAGAAGGCCAACCCTGTACACTGCTAAACGCACCCTCAGACCACAAAGTAGTAGCCGCTACCGCACCTCCTGCCGTAGAGTCAAGCGACTCAACCCAGTCTGCTGTTACGCTAGTAGAACTTGTGTATCCCGCAATCTTAAAACTTCCCTTAACCTCAATTGCTGGTGCAGTTATTATTGCCAAACCCAGACTGTCAGCCTCAACAAAATCTCCTATTGATTTAATTTCATATTGTGCCTTGGGGTTGGACTCACTTCCTGTAATGTTAAAATTATCTAAACCCAGACTGGTAACAGAATGAATAAGTTCTTCTGTAGAAAAATTATCAGTAGATCTATACAAACCAATTTGACCAGACCAGTCTCCGCTCGTAGTGAAAACCCAATCTCCAAAAATAGGAATTGCACCGCTATCCCAAGGACCGGAACCTGCTGATGTTAAATCTTTAGTTGCTTTTTTAGCTTCACGCTTTTCACGTATCTCCCAATAACTGCCAACGTGCCCTGCCTCAAACAATGCAGATGATGCGGTGACAACAACACCACTGCCAACATACCCATTAACTGCTAGCGTAGTTGTGCCAGTGTTTTTCTCAATGACTGGGGGCAGGGTAAACTCAACCTCTTCTATACGCCAGTCGGTTGCTCCATGTCGAGACAGCGTTAGTGGCTCGTAATTCTCATTTACTAAATAAACCACATCGTTTACCTGTGCCCTCATGGGGTAGTTCAGGTAAGACGTGAACTGACTCATTGGCAACGGAATCTCGTAAATAAACGTGCCCGTTGCTTCTGTCTCTGTCAATGCGTGCCAATTTCCCGCCGTAAACGTACCAGCAGATGTTCCACCACCCAGCGTATCAAATGCGTACACAACCCCGCCATTACTGGCCAATTCGCCATATCGATATGCGGTAGAGGCTTGCCACGCTGTTACGTCTCCTATGTCAATAGTAATTTGGGCATTGCCAATAGAGCCCTGAGAGCTGTCAAAAAAACGCATGTACGTTCCATCAGTTTCTATAATGTAGTTTACTGACTGACTAAACTTAAATGGCAACAATATGCTGCTGCTATTCTTGGCCTCAGCCGCATACTCAAAACCCCACATGCGTTCAGCGGGGCCATACTTAAGGGGTATAAACCCAGTGCATGTTTGCAAAGATGAGTTGTAATCTTCTAAATCCGTGCGCCCTTGTAGCAGAGGCGACCACAACCCACCATTAAATCGGTTTATTCTAGTCCACAAACTCATGTCGCCTATTCGCCGCCCTGGTGAAGGGAATCCCAAGCAGAATAAGTGTACATGTTGTCAACTGGCCGACGGCGTTGAAGACTGTCTGTAAACTTAGCTTCTTCTACTTTTTTATCATAAAGATTAAACAATCCCTGAGATAATCCTTTATCATCAGTAATTGCTATTGAACATGATGCTGCCAGGTGAAGTGCGATAGACTCCGTAAGCATTGAGTCAAACAAAGAAGTGTCATCTTCGTCTCTAATGTAAGTAATTTTTAAAGGAGCAGCTAAGTCCGTGTGTATGTATTGGCCCTTAAGCTCATACTCCTTGTAGTGCAAGTCGTTGAGATCAGTGTTGGCTATGTTCACAAGCCTCAATGATTCTTGAGGAACTAAAAATCTTTTGCTCCACGTATGTTCGGGAGCAGTTGCATCTTCGGAGAGGCTTACGTCTTTTTTCGCGCATCCCCAGGTGTGCGACCTTAGCACTTCTTTTCTGCTAAAGTCATACCGGAAACTAAGAAGCTCGGCTGTTGGACTAGTGTCCGTAAAGGGGTCAGTGTACCTTCTCTCGCCCAAGTGGGTTGACGCTAAATTTACTATGTCCGTTTTTGTTACTGCCATGCTTCTTGTGTGTTAAACCCCTAAGCCCACCCCCCGAAAGGGGTGAACCAAGGAGACTAGGAGAACCTAGAATTTAAAGAGCTTATGGGCTCTGATCGCAGAGTATCTCTACTACGCCTTCTTCTTGAACGCGAGTAGCACCAATGTCTTGCTCTGCCCAAACTTGGTAAGAGTAGTTCTTGGTAGGAATCTGCTCAACGCGAGCGTCGAATGCAGAAGTGATACCAGCAACGATTCCGCTACGAGTGTAGGCAAACGTGCTTGCAATGTCGCTTCCGTCAACGGCAACCAACTGAGTCGGGCAGAACTCGAATCCCATGAAGTAATTAACTTCACCGTTTACGAGGGCCTTAACAGCAGCGAAATCAGAATCGCTAACTTGGTTTACGTTGTTCAGCAAGTCGTCCAACTGCTCTTGGCGGTGAACGAAGTATTTTTGCTCGCCTAGTGGGGTCTCATTTTTACCAAGAATAGACTTGGCTTCGATGAGCTTAGCAAGGGTCAAACCCTCGTTAGAACCACTGAGGTTGACAACAACTTTCTGCGAAGAAGGAAGACTAACCGAAGACTCGGAAGTCGATCCGCTAACCTTAGCAGTTGCAGCGTCTAGAGCAGCCGCGATAACCGCAGAGTCGTAAGAGCGGCCAAAGAAGGCAGAAGCAATTTCGACATACGGGCCGAGGAAGTCGGCAACGCTACGATTGCGGTCAGGCATATCAATAAGATCTGCCCAACGAGTTGGAGTTGCAGTAAGTTTGCGAGTCTCGTGGGGCGTGTCGATATAGGCGGTGTCAGCAGCGCGCGTGTAGGAAGTTCCGCTAGTAATTGCTCCAACCTGGGGCAAAAACATAGCTTCTCCACCAACCATGCTACGCTCAGCAAGCTTACCCTTAAGACGAGAAGCTCCCTGCTGATACTGAATATGCACGTCCGAGGCAAACTTCTGTGAGAATGCGTTAGGATATTGTGAGGACATATTGTAATATAATTAGTTGTTATAGTTCAGGTTTATTTCCTGTTCCCAGTCAACACTGGCAGGGGCTTCCGACACAGGGCACAAGGCTTGTCTGATTAGAGTGCCGCACATTATACACTATTTTATTTGAAATGTCAAGTAAAATATTAACAATTATGCGAGAGTTAGTGATGATTTTTCTTCAAAAAGCTTTAGAACCTTTTGATGAGCGGCGCGATCCCCATCCCTATACGCAGTGTAATAAGGATTTGACGGGTTGTTTTGAATATCGTGGATCTGGTCGTCAATGCTTTGAGATGACGTTATACTAGTATTCTCAACACCCCTAATTTTAGACCCCATCAACGTATCGTACTGAGACGCTAGACGAGAGGCAAACCCAGGCATAGTCCAGAAGTCAGCAACATCAAGCCCCAGGTGCTTGGCAACTATTTGAGCTTTGTCTAAAGCCTGTTGGTAGCCATCCCCACCACGAGGGCCAAAGTCTGCCTCTAGTGTTTGAACTGCTTGTTCTACACCTTGAGTGGACTGTTCCTGCTGGTTGTTGGCATTTTCCTCAAGTGCCTTTGCTATCTGCCCATAGAGCTTAGATGCTTGACGTTGAGAAAGACCGGCCTCGTGAAAGATTGCGTCAGTTGCAGCTTTTGCATCTGAGTCTATTCCTTCTGGGGCTTGATAACCCTCAGGAGATTCTGGTCTACCTAAAGCCTTGTAAGCCTGGTCCCACACCTCATCACCATCATTGTCTGTTGGAATGGGCATTTTTTCCTTAGAAAGCATACGCTCTAAGTTAAGGTAGGACTTGGCCAAACTTCCAACTGAGTTAAACTTATCGCCAAGGGCTTTGTACTTATCGACGTTTTCACCATCTTCTAATGGCAATTTGTCAAATATGTTTTCCTTGAATGACAAGTCATCCCCAATAAACTCTTTCAAGTTTGTTGTGGCAACCGGAGCCGCAGGAGCAGCGGGTGCTGCCTCTGCCTGCTCAACTGCGGGTACTTCTGCTGGTTCTGCCGCTAGTGGGTTTGTTGATTCTTCGCTCACAGTGTACCTCCTCCGTTTTCATAGCCAACTTCGTACTCGCGCTTGACTATGCCTTCATAGCCATGCTCGTCTGCATTGTATCCCAAACGAGAACGGGCATCTTCATACCCCTGTCTCTGGGCATTAACGCACTGCTTAGTAAGCGATGGGCCACTTTCCTTTTCTCGATTATCAAGGATGGTATATCTATGTTTATACCTAGCCTCGTAATCTTTAGGATGTTTTTTACTTAGCCATGTTACGAAATTAGGATCTTTATCCCCATGAGAACTGCGAAGCCCTGGAGCATCGGGATAAGCCTTTTCAATAGGCATAGCTAGTCTTTCTTCGAGCGTCGGACCCTTGGGTGTAGACGCAGTTTTAGTAGCCACCTTTGAGGTGGCCTTTTTTGCTGTTTTCTTTGTAGGCATTATGCTTCGTTGATTATCCGAAATGGACCATCCACTTCAGGTCTTTGAAAGTTTTCAAGCCCTCTCATGTACTCAATATAATTGACAATTCGGCTTAGTAAGTGGTAGCTTCTAAGCTCGTCATTGGTTACATTTGGGTCTACGCCAAACTGATTCATTCTGCAAACATCCTTAAGATGCTCCAGAACGGTTTCGCCGTAATTACTATTAAAGCATTCTTGATATGCTTTAACTAAGTTCTTTTCTCCTTCTTCCATAAATTAAAGACCAACGCCACCCAGTTGGGATGCGGCTTGCCCAGCCATTTGCAATTGCTGCAACTCTTGGCTGAGCATTGCGATTTGCTCATCGCGTTGCTTAAGTTGGTCTATAGTAGCGTCGTCATTAACAATCTCGGCAGGAACCGTAGAGTTAATTGCAATCTCTTTCAACCCACGTTCCCAGTCAAGAGATCTTGATCCGGCGCCTGGAACGAATGCTTCTATCATCTGTGCAGCCTGTGCCACTCTAACCAATCCTTGTGTTCTTTGTGACTTAACCGCTAAAGCAATACGACTGTTGTACACCACGCTAAAATTGCTAAGATCCTCAAGGTTTGACGCCTCAAGCAGATCGTCAAAATCGCCAACTAGCGACATCTGGATAAAGACGTTTTCAATAATTTGATTTAAGCACTCGTCTACGATGTTTTGAAAGATTGGAGTAAAAAGCTTAAGCTGTTCTTCCGCTTGCATCTGAACCTCAAACGCCGTTTTTTCTGTAGTAGCAACGTCCTGCTGGGTAAAGAACTTAAACATTCCATTAAAAAATGCATTGCGGATTTGATCTTCCAACCTGCTAATGAACCAATCAACGCTTTGAATGTCAAACGGCACAAGGTAAGGCTGGGGTACGCCGTTGGGCGTGTGTGGATCAAACATAATCTCACCACCAGCACGGTCATCTTTGCGATAGGAACTGTCCTTGGGAACCAGCATTGGGGGGCGAACGCCCTTTTCTACGGCTACGCTAATGTCCCGTATGGCACGATTTAGTACCCGAACGGTTGGGTATGATTGCGTACCTGGGGATCGACCAAAGCCTGCGTCATGCCTACTCTTAAGCATACGAGTAACAATGTAGGGTTGGTAATACAGGCCGTCATTGTCCAAGATTGTGCTGCTGCTTTCCTTGCAGACGTATACCGACTCGAACGGTCTGTTCTCTGGTGCAGCGGGTATGTTAGCTTCGGAACCGATTCGCGGCTTTACCATATGGATAATGGTAAACTTCTTGTTACGTGCAGATGGATGCTCGGCTTTCATGGCATCCATAATAACCTCTGGAAGCTCTGCCTTGCCTTCTTCTATGTCATCCCTGAAGTAGGCAAAGATTTGCTCAGCAGTCTTTTCGTCCCACTCATGAAACACCGTAGTGGCATACCCGTCTTCGTCTTCACGAAATCTAAACTTGCCAAACGGAATCTCTACAAAGTTAAAAGCACGTTTCCTGGATGGCATCATGGCCAAGCAGAACGTGCCAAACATACCGCCACTATGTACGGCCTCGTGGAATGCACGATAAAAGTTAGATTGACCAATGCGTGTGCGAATCCTATCAGAGGCACCATTGTAGAAGTGGCGCTCGTTTTCCACAGCCTCTGGGTCAAAACTTTGCGACTCAAGCTCTAGCCAACGCTCATTCTGGGGCGTAAGATCTGACACAATGCCAGCACTAAAGATTTCCAAGGCATCGCGGAACGTGGTGTCAAATATGCGAGTGCTGTCAATCTGACCTGAGGTGCGACCACCAGTTTGTCCAGACTTACGCTCCTCTCCATAAATTGCTATGTTGTTTGCGTAAGACTTCCATTTCTCCATTTCTGGGAAATCATTGAAGTCAGCAAGAATGGCTACCGCCCTTGATGAGTCTTCTTGAGGCATTATCCTAATTTATTTCTTCTTTGTTTCCCAGCAATAATTGTGCTAAGCAAATCCATTTGTTGGCCATCTCCTTGTCTTTGAGATTGCTCTCCAACGCTTATTGATGTGGGTGCTCTACTAACTTGGTTGGTTTGATTTCCTGCAACTATTGGAGTTTTAGGCGCTTTTGGCGCGGCCTTTTTTGCTATGGCAGATGTGACGGCTCCAGTTAAGGCAGATGTTGCAGCAACTTTAGTTGCAACGCCAGCTCCCATACCAATTGCCCCACCAATGCCTGTTGATGTTCCTAGTCCTATTGCCCCTCCTTTAAGTGTACCAATAAATGCTGGTATTGCCTGAGCTATTATGTGTCCCATAGTTATACAATTTGTCGGGCATTATACACCATTACGCACAAATTGTCAAGTAAAAAATAAAAAAACTACTCCTCTATAACGTCTATAACCTTTTCGGCCTGCTTAATTTCTTTGTTCTTGTCTCGCAACTGCGTCATGAGTTCGCCAATGAGGGCGTTGCCCTGCTGCAATTTTGCGTCCCCTTGCTCGTCAGATCGAGTATGCCCCTGCATCTCATTGTCCATGCGCACTAGCTTAATGTAGTTTTCCTTGTCCCTAATGCGATATGCCTCGTCAATTAACACCCGATTCTGGATAAGCTTTTCATCCTTAGACATGGGGTCGCTGGACGTTTCAATTTGCTCAAGCCTATCCTTTTCGCGTATAAACTCAGAGTGCTTCATCCAGTCCCAGGCTTTCTGCTGGGCATAGCTAAGGCTAACACCAAATACCGCAGAGGCTATCTTGGGTATTGTTTGCTTTGCGTCTTTCTTGTGTATGCGAAGGGCGTACTCTGCATACTTGTCTTGCGTAAACCTATTGTGCCTGCCCATACCAAATAACCGACTGATAAGGTTGCAACCCAAACGAAGGCATAAACCTAAACGCTGGGCTTTCATCGTTTAAGGCCACAAAGAAGTCTGGAAAACCCGCACCCGATATTGTCTTTTTGCCCTGGGTCATGACCTCTCGGAACACATAAGGCGAGTCAACTTCCTTAGATATAAAAGCAGTGATTAGCGGTACACCACCAATTGACAGGCTACCCTTAATCTTTCCGTCCACTTCAATAATGCTAGTAGGTCGCCACAGCCCGTGACCATCTTTTTTGGCAATGTCTACCAACTCCTCTATGTCTTCTTCCTGTATGTCTCTTATGTTTGTCATAATTAAAAACCATTAACGGGTTCCTCGACATATACCGGACCCTTGCGCTTATCCTCAGTGTAACCGATTGTCGTGCTTAGTAAGTTGTGTTCTATTCCTTCAGCCACATACCTGGCGGCATCGGCAGCGTGAGAGGTAAAATCGTGAACAGGCACAGTGCCCAATATGCCAGCAGCGTCATTCTTCTTGGCCCTGTACTGCTGCAACATCTTAAGCCCGTCCTCCATATTGGGACGGTAGAAATAAGACTTGTGCAACAAGCTTCTTAAATTGTTAATACCACGCCACACGTCTCTAGTCTTGGGGCACACCTTAATGTTGTTGCCACCACAGTCACGCAGCTCCATGACGTAGTTCTTAGTACCAGTCTTGTCCATGTACGCAGCATCATGCGGCAAGATGTGACCGTACACATCGTAGCCCGACATAGCAAGCTCGGACACATACTCCTGCGTTTGCTTTTGGCTGCCCTGGGTAAACCACAACCACTTAAGCGTAACGCCGTCCCATTGCACAAGCCATATGGCCGTGTAGTCTCGGAAACCCAAATCCCATACGGCCCATATAGGCAATTCTTTACTGGCAGGCAAATCATTGCGGTAGTGGCCTTTTCTGCGAACAACCTCCAGAACATCGGCATATATGGCCCCGTCAACAGGTGCGGCCATTGCCTCTTCTGGCGTAGACGGAAACTCTCGGCCCATAAACAAACCAAGAAGGGCACTCTGCTTTTGCCACCATATCTTCTGCGACACGGTAAACTTCCGGTCTGTCCGCTCTTCGAGCTCAACGAAGTAGTCTATTGTGCTTTGCTCAAGCAACGACTCGCTGCCTACCATTTTGTAGCCAGGATCATCAAACCAAGGATAGAACAAGAACTTAAAGTCCATGTCTGTTCTGTGCTCGTCCGTGGTGCTCATCGCCTGTACCACCTGGTTGTAAAAATGTCCAGCTTGCCCACCCTCATAGGTAGACTCAATAAACACTATAGATCCTTGGCCAGCGGTAGGCAAGGCACCAGTTAGGATTTCCTCAGACCTAATTGGGTCTTTGGCCGCAACCTTGCCCCACTCAGATATGTGCAGCACCTGACTTGTGCCACCACGAATCTTAACCTTAGACCTAATCTTCCAAACGGGACTAAAGACTAACTCGTTCAGATTGCTGTTAACAACGTCCACCGTGGCCTTTAGTGAATCATCTAATTGCGTAAAGGGTTGTATGACCTTTTCTCGCAATAAATCCTTTGCCGCCTCATCATTGTGAGACTGAATGTTAAAGGTGCTGTTCTCGTGAGTAAGAACGTAGTCTAGCCCAATGATGGTTATAAGCGTAGACATTCCAAGCTGTCTGGCTTTTAGTATGATAAGACGCCTGTGCCCTTTTAAAAACACCTCGCTTAACACGTCACACTGGGCATCATTAGGAACAAACTGCACCTCAACGCCGCCCTTGGTTATGCAAGTGTAAAGATTGCCTATCCTCCAAATTGGGTTGGCAAACACCTCCGCACTAATGGGCTCGGCCATAATCTCCCGAACCTTTGCTATGCCTTCTCTGTTCATCTCACCTTGCTTTTTGATATTTCTCTTATCAAATAATCCATCAAGTAAGCTCCGGCCTCCTGGCCCTCCAGGCCCAAATACTCAACAGCACCAACCACAGCATGGTACGCCTCATGGGCATAGGTGTCCACCGTAGACCACTTCAATGCTTCCTTAACAAATATGCCTTGCACAATTCCCAGGTCAAGCCTAAACCCAGCCGTGTTTTCACAAGTTTTTAAATTTCCAACTTGCTCCTCTATTTCCTTTAGGTAAGCACCTTCTTTGACCATAGCGTCAACAAACCCCACATAGTCCTTAGTTCCACCCCATATCAAAAACGAACACGGGTAGATGTCTGGTTTAAGAATAAGCCTAGTCATTGGTCCCACACCACCCTAGCTTGTCCCAGGAGTCATGCCGAACCGCACCATACAGATCGCGAAGCTCATCCTCAAACAAACTCTCCCACAGCTCTTGAGACATAACCCGACTACCAGACCTTGGGTCTACACCGCCCTCTATGCGCATTAAACGCTCAAGCAACGCATACTTGTCATCTTTCATAATACCACACATTATACCAGATAACACCTATCGTGTCAAGAACTATTTTGCAACCTATGGTTTAATTTAACAACCACAGCTAGAAAATAAATATTAGTCTTGACAAAGTGGCAATTAGATGCTATAATAGCCGCCACATAAGAATAACTGCGTTCTGACAACCCTGTGACTCGCTGGCCGAGGCAACTAGCAATACATCGGCACAAGAACGCAAATTCCCTCGACCTCGAAATAAGCAGGCGTTCCGAAACGGAACAAGGGACATAGGTTACCCCCACATCAGCCCACGGGGGAACAAGTAAAACGTGGCGACTCCGGTCGCGGCTTTATCTGAGAATCTTGCGTAATTAGCACGTACCTAGCGCAACTCAGGTGGACGGCTCTAACTATTGGACTCATTGTACTCCATAAGACCATCACAAAAATAAGCTCTCTTCACTGAGGGCTTATTGTGTACAGATAACAGGATCTATTACCTCCATTAAAACACATACTAACACATGGGGTAGTGTGTCCTGTTTATGGGCAGTAATGACTATTTCGAAGTCGTTGGCTGTGTGATGGATAGGTACCATGCCGCTCGCCGTCCCTCCCTGGCTCCCCCCCGCCACATTGGGTACCCGGGGTCGCTCAT